TTACACCAACTCCACATCCGGCGACTCACCGCTGTTCGGCTTTTCGGCCTCGATGTCGCAGACGTAGCCGCCGGTGCAGTCGAGTGAGTGGGTGACGCGGGAGATCAGCCATTGGCTGTCAATGTCTGGCCGGAACCCTGTGGTGGTCAGCGGGGCCTCTGCCAGATAACCCGGGTCGCCGACAGCTGACAATGCCAGGGTCTCCTGCGCCCGCTCCCGCCGTGACAGCTCAGCGCGGGCGGCGGCCAAGGCCATCTCTTCGGTCGGGTAGTATTGGCGCAATCTGCGTACCGGCTCCCCCTGCCCCACTTTGACCTCGTTTCGCTTGGAGTTCTTCACCGCATGCCAGTAGGCGACCACCATCCCGGCGGTTTCCCGCTTCGACTTCACCAAGCGGTAACTCGAACAGTCGCCGGCGTTGATGGTCACCGGTGGCAACGGCTTGCCACTGACGGAGCGGGACGCCCCACGCTTGGAGAGGATCAGCTTGCCGGCGGCAGGCTTGATGATGGCGTCATAGCGCTTGGCCATGCGCACCAGAAGGTTGATATCTGACTCATCCGATTGATCGGTGTGGGGCAGCGCAATGGCGGCCAGTGACGGCGCAACCGCTGCCTCCATGCCGTGCTCTGTGGCGATCGTCTGGACCATGTCACCCAGGGTGGTGCCCTTCTTCCAGCTGCGGTTTTTCTGGGTCTGCAGGTTGGTCTTGCCGCCCTTGCTCTTGTCGTAGGTGGCGGCGCGGGCCCTGATGATCAGCTGAGATGGCCAGCCAACCAGCTCGGCCTCATCGAACACAAACAGCCCCATGTACTGGTTTACCCCGTCATAGCCGAGGTAGAGCTCAAGCTCTGCCCCCTCCGGCGGGATCAGCAATGGCTTGTCCGGATCGGAGTCGTCCAGGGTGATATCCAGCATGTCAGATTCCAGCCCGACCGCATCGGTCAGGGTCAGGCTGACGAAGTGCTCGCTGATCTGGGTGGTGATGTCGGCCTTGTTGGCGATGATCTGCCATGTTGGCGCGATGCGATCTATCAGCTCCACAGCCTGACCCCCTGCTCCTGCTGCTGCGGGGCGATATCCGGCATGTTGACCCGCATCCCGGCTGGCAGCACTGGGCCAAGATCGGCAATACCCGGGTTGGCATCGAGCAGCTGCTCAACCACCCGCCCATCTAGCGTCTGGTAAAACTTCCACGCGATGTAGTCCAGGGTGTCGCCGTCACTGGTGCGATAGGTCTGCATCATGCCCCCAGCGTCTGGTTGAAGTTCGATGTTTCGGCATGCACCCTGGTGGATTCAACGGCCGACCGGCTGCATGAACTGGTGCAACTGCGAACGGCGGTGATCGCCCCCGGATCCGTGGTGGTCAGGGTGCTGGATAGCAAGGTGGCCGCGCCGGAGGCCACTGCCCCGGCATTGGACGCCGCCGATGCGGCCGACATCACGCCATAGATGGCCGATTGCACGTTCTCCAGCGAGTTCAGGTTTTTGCTGGCCTCCTTGAGGCTGCTCACCTGGCTTTGCAGATCCCGGGCGGTTCGGATGCTGTTTTGCACCGTGGCAATCACCGGCCCGACCGCATTGCCGATCTCGGCGGCTTTGGCCTGCACCGCATCGAGGGCGCTGGTCATTGAGCTGATCGCCGATCCTACCGTGGCAATGGCCCCGTCTGCGAAGCTGCCAAGGCCGGAGCTGGCGGTAGTGCCGCTGGCCAGCTTGTCGAGCGCGTCGATCTGGTTGGCTGCCGAATCTGGGAACCGCTTGATCGCAATGGTGAACTCCTGCTTGCGTGGTGCCCCGGCTGCGGCAAAGGTGCCCTGCTTCTCTTCCAGGCTCTCGATCACCCAGCGCCCCATCATCTGCCCTGCCCCACCCACCAGGTTGAGCGGCTGGCCGCCTCCGGCGAGCTGGCGCATCTTGTCGAGCTGGCCAGTGCCGCCCTTGTAATCCGGATAGATGACGCCCACCAGCGAGATCGCCTCGCTGGCAGGGCCGGTATATTGCAGGTTTGGCTGCTTGCCGAAGCGGTCCTGTGATGCCCAGCGGTATTCGCTGCGGCGGGTCAGCTCTTGGTAGGCTGCGGTGCTGACGCTGAATTGGAAGGCCCCGAGCTGCATCATCACGCTGGGGCCAAGGGAAAGGCCGATCATTGGGCGATCACTCCATCTGTCATCATGCTGCGCTGGCGGACGCCGCGCATGCGCTCCTGCTCAGCAACGATGCGCTTTGCCAACGCCTGCTGGCTTTCTCCTGGTAACTGGGTGACTTGCACGGTGGTCTGGCTGTTGTCTTGATAGGTGTTGCCACGCCCACGGCTTGAGGCGATGGCAGGCAACGGCAGGTTGCTCGGTATGCTGGCGGCCTGACTCTGAGCCTTATCGTCGCCAAATCCAAAAAATTCCTTGGTGGATGCCCAAGCACTACCCACGCCACCGGTGACTGCATCCTTGGTGTCGTTCCACTTCTGCTTCACACTGTCGATCATCCCGCCGATCTTGACCACTGCGGTCTCGAACTTGGCAACGATGTCATCCCACAGCGCTGTGAACCACGGTTTCAGCTTGTCCCAGTTTTCGTAAATCAGGTATGCCGCCCCGGCAATGGCGGTGATCGCCAGTCCGATCGGGTTCATCAGTAGGGCCCTCCCCATCCAGATGATCCCGCGCCCGGCAAACATAAATGCTTTACCAAGCAGGGTTGGGCCAGCGGCGGCAGCAGTAGTTGATGCGCCAGCAATGGCTGCACCAGCGGAGACACGATAGAACAGGCCTACCGTTGACAGGGCGGCCCCCTTCACGAAGGTGAAGGCATACCTCAGCGCAAGGCTGCCAACTTTCAAGCTGGTCAGCGCAACCGCCGTACCAACGATCGCCTTGGTCACCTTGGGATTCTCTCTGGCGAAGTCGGCCACCGCGTTTACGACCGGGGAGATCGCCTTGAAGGTGTCGTTGATGGCAGGTAGCAGCACAGACCCGAGATTGACCGCCACCTCTGAGGTGCGGTTCTTCATCAGTGTCCACTGGGCGTTGGTGGTCTGCAGGCGGGCGGTGAACTCGCGCGACATACTGCCTTTGGCTGCTTCGCTATTGGCCAGCGCCAGCTGGCGGCGCCACTCTTCGGTGTTGTTGGCGAGCTTGGCCAGGGTGTCGGAGTGCTCAAGGCCCACCAGCTCGACCATCACGCCCAGCTGTTTCTCTTTCGGCAGCTTACCGATCGCCTCCAGCACCTTCATCATGGTGCCGGTGGCGTCTTGCTGCATGCCCTTCTGAACGGCAGCTGAGGAGATCCCCAACTCTTTTAGGGCTGACTTGAAATTCTTGGTGCCCTTATCGGCGGCGGCAAACTTCTGGAACATCGCATTGGTCGCGGTGCCAGCTGTTTCTGTGCGCTCGCCAAGGGTGAGCAGGGTTGAGCCGAGGGCGGCCATCTCCTGCCCCGTAATGCGCACGGCAGACGCTACGCCGCCGGTGCGGGTCAGGAACTCGATGATATCGCCACCCTTACTGATGGCGTTATCGTCCAGGTAGTTGATGGAGTCGGCCAGCTCACCGATCGCCGGGATGGGGATCTTGAACAGACCGGCAATCTTGCCCATGTTGTCGGCCAGCTCGCCAGCTGGAAGCTCGAAGGCGTCGGCCATCATGGCCGAGGTGCGAGTGAAGTCGATCAGTTGGTCACGAGCAACCCCCATGCGGGAACCGGCGGTAACCATGTCGGCAATCTCATTGGTGGCGAGCGGGATCTCGCGCCCGAGTTGCTGGATCTGCTTGCCCATCTCGTAGTAAACGCTGGTCAGCTTGCCGCTCGAGTCGCGTGCGCCATCAACCTGTTTGGCAACACCCAGCATGGCTGTTTCAAATCTGGCGGCCATCACCACCGGAGAGGCGACTGTTGCACCAAGCGCTACGGTATCGAGGATTTGGCCTCGATACTCAGCCCGCTTATCAAGGTTGGCTTTCTGCGCCTGCTGCACCTGATTAAGGCGCTGCTGGGCGACGCGCATGCGGTCGATCTGCTGAGTCAGCTGTGTGTAACGCTCTCGCATACCGTCAACGTTGCGGCCCATCTTGCCGAAGGTCTGGATGGATTGAGCTAGGAGTTTTTGCTGGCGCTCAGCATTGCGAATGGCGGAGCCAACCTCGTTGACCCCACTTTTTACGGAACCAAATGCAGATTTGAGACTGGAGGCAACCGCCCCGCCGATGGTGATGGTTGCCGAGAGTTTCTTGTTAGCCATCGTGTTTGGGCAGCCCCTTTATCCACCAGATAAACCGTGACGTGCGCAGGGCGCTGATTTCCGCCAGTGACCAGCCAGTGTGCGAGGCCAGTGCTAACACCCCTTGGCGGATGTATTCAGGTGCTAGTCGAGAAAAGCGGTGTAAGCCCGCTGCAGCCGACCATAGTCCCGCATGGGGAGCTTACGAATGTCGTCCGGCGCCAGCCCGCACAGGTTGGCAAAGGCGGTGATCTCGCGGGTGGCGTCGCTGCCGGTCATCTGGGTCGTGATCTCCTGATCGCCCACGGTCGGCTCGCGCATGCGCAGCACGGCCACCTTGGTGCCGCCGATATCGGCCGGGCGGGACAGGATGATATCGACGCTGCCGTCATCGTTGATCTTCAGGTATTCAGGGAGTTTGTTTTCCATGGTCTCACCGGTTTGAATGGATTAGCTGGCAGGGCTGGCCTGCCAGCAAGATTAGATGCCCAGGGCGTTGCGGAAACCGGCCAGGATATCGGTGCCGTTGATGATGCGCACCATGTTCTCTGCGTCGATCTCGTGCACAACCTGCTCCCCGTGCTGCATCTTGTAGTAGGTCAGGCTCATGGTGACCTTGAGCGATGGCAGTTCGCCTGGCTTGCTGGTGCCCGGGTCAAGCTCGGTGATCTTGCCGCGCATGGTGTGTACCACTGCTGTGGTAGTGCCGTCATATGACTCGAGCACTTCGCGCAGCACCAACGGGACACGTGACCCCTCTGTGACCCCGAACAGTGCCAGCACGTTGCGGTCATAGGCCTTTAGGCTGAAATCGGTCACCAGCTTTTCCATGCCCATGGTCACATCGATCGGCAGGTCCATCCCACCTGCCCGAAACTCTTCGGTCTGCAGGGTCAGCTTGGGGGCATTGAATTCATCGCCATGCCCGGCATAGCCGCGGCCATCGACGAAGGCGTTAAAATTCTTGCGAATGTCGCGGGCTGCCATTTAGAAGATCTCCGTGATGTAGTCATTGACCAGGTGGCTGCGGAACGTGATGTGTTCGGCCGGGTATACAGGGGTAAAATCAAAATCGAAGTAGATCTTGCCCTGTGCAATCTGGTCAGCCGTGTTCAGATCTGGGTCAATCCAGCATTCACCGCCGAGAATGGCCCCCTTGTTGACCAGGCTGCGCAGGTAGGCGTTAACGCCCTCGGTCACGTCGGTGACGTAGTTCTTGGTGATGCCGCGATCCACGGCCCACAGGTGATTGACCAGGATAGACTCATTGATCATGTCGGCTGTGCGCACCACACAGAGGAAGGCCCACTTCTGATCGCTCGACAGGGTGCGGTTACCCCACAGGCGATATCCATCCTCGCGGATGATGGTGGCCACCTTCTTCTCATTGAGCAGGTTGGCCCGGCTACTGGTATCGCCCATGGTGAAATCGATGGGTCGTGCGGTACCGATGATGCCGTTGATGTTCTGGTTCGACGGCGACCACCAGAATCCTCGCTCGTTATCAGACTTTGCGATCAGCCCACAAACGCAGGGGCTGGACCATTCTGTGACGTTGTTGCCCTCGTCATCCACCTTGATGACCTTCGGATCCACCACATAAACCCGCTTGCTGCCAAAGTCGCCGGCATAGGCGATGGCATCGGTATCGTTGGTGTTGGGGCCATCGGCGATGATGACGGCGCGCAGCTTCTCGGCGATGCCGATCAGCTCTGCCACCACGGCGTTGCCAACCGTGCCATAAGAGGCCGTCGCCGCTGCGCCGGTACCGCCGCCGCCAGAGAAGGCAACGGTGGGAGCTGCGGTGTAGCCGCTGCCGGGCTCTGCCACGATCACAGACACCACCTTGCCAGCGTTGGCGCCGGTGCCCAGCACTGCTGTCGCCTGGGCGCCCACCCCACTGCCGCCGCTCAAGGTGACCGTTGGGGCGCTGGTGTAACCGGTGCCCTGGGTGGTAACGGTGATCGCGGTGACACCGCCCTGAACGCGCTTATGAGTAAAGCCGGGGACCGCCAGAATTTTCGGTGAGAAACCAACGGCAGATTTGGCCCCCAAGAAGGCATGTACCCCCTCATAGTTGCCATTCCCCGCATTGACCCCGCCCAGAATGTTGGCCAGGGTTTCGGCATCCGTTGCCCCTTCTTCTACCCGCACCACGATGATCACTGCGCCACACTGGTCAAAGATGGAGTCAATAGCCGCCGGCAAGGTCCCCTCGCCCGTGCCCAATGTGTCGAGCCCCGCGGCTTCGCGGCGGCTGCCGGCGATCAACACCGGGGTGTTGAGCGGGAAGAGAGTGGGGTCTGCGTTCGGGGCAGTACCGCACAAACCGATGACGCTGGTGCGCACCGTGGTAATGGGACGGGGACCGGAGTCAATATCGATGACCTCGATACCATGAAGGAACAGTTCAGACATGTGCTTGGCCTCGATGGACACGGTTTAAGATCGTGCCGCCATCATGGCGCCGGGGTGTCTTCCCATCCTCTTGGGGGATTTCCCATAACAAAAACCCCGCCGAGGCGGGGTTACAGGGCTTACTGTGGCTTTGCAGGCCAGTTAATGGTTCGAGGGTACCCGGTCTGCTGGTCTATTTTCGACAACTCTACCCTGTACGCCTTCCAGGCGAGCAATGTTCCCTGGTCATCTGGGGAGGGGATGTCGATGATGGCGGGATCCAGGGCATCGGTCAGCACAGCGATCTCCTGGGTCGCCTCAGCCATCAAATGCTGACGCTGGGAGGTGGCTTGTTGAATCAACCAGACACCTTCCTGCTCCTCATCCTTGACCCATTTCCCCTGTTGCTCATCCCACGCGTCAAACTGAGATGACGGGGGGGTCAGGGTCAGCGTTGATGGCAGCGGGCCGAGCGTATCAATCACGACATCCTGACGAGTCTGCTTGTTGTACGCCGTTTGGCCACGATAGTCATCCACCGCCACCCAGGCGCCATCCTGTCGGATGATTGCCTTACCTGGTCCTGCCGTCATAGGCTCATCCAGATAGGCTCCTGCAGATAGACCAGTCCCGATCGATATCCACACTTCCTGGCTGTACAGGTATTCGCCAGTTTGTGGTGATGCGATATAGACCAGATGCCAGCCGGACGATGATGCGAAACCATCAACACCCCAAGCTACGCGCGGTTCGTTCATTATGCTGCCCTCACTATATAGTTGAATGCTGTGTTACGCGGACGGTTGTCTGCTGCAGTAGGAACAACAAGAGATGCGTCAAATGAGATCCCAGCGGGTCGTGTGAGCTGCGATCCAGTGATACTGACTGCTAAGACGGTGTTGTACGTAGCTCTGTTACGGAGTGCTCCGAGTGCTGACGTAACTGGGATGTAGCTGCTATTAATATCATTTGTTGTGTGTGTTATATCACCAGTAATGTTTCTGATCGCATCCCCTTGAGCTGACAACAACGTGCGCCCGGCATCGATGCCTCGCCCATGATCCCAACCTCGAATAAACTCGGCACGCATATCTGGCAGCACCAGATCCGGATAGGCCAGCGCCAGTTTTGGATAGGTCACGGCACTAAACGACTGCCCCGTCATCGCCAAAAATCCAGCGGGGGGCACCGCCGTCGGCCAGGGAATAGGGGCGCCAACGGGATAGGCGCTGAAGGCTACCTCTAAAGCAGTCTTCGGGGTAACGGCAACATCATCAAGCAGCCCAGACAATGCCTCAGCCATTGTGGCAATGCGCATCAATCCGACACTCGTTTGAGTTGCTTTGGGATGTTCATCACTGAACTGCAACGCAGTCGATCCCACTGAAATAGCGCCAACGGTCGCCAGATACCATACTCGCCCAGCGTTGATGGACCCCTCCTCGACGGCTACCCGAGCACCACTGGTCAACTTGGTGCCACTGTCTGCATCCGCAGAACGAGTCCAAGCAGCCGCAGCTACCAGGTAGATCCCGTTCTGATTAGCATTGGTTTGATCCTTCACCAACACCCGATCACCCACGGCAAGAGCGACACCATCAATCGTCTGGACGCCGGACAAGGTGGTATTTTGTGTCGTGGCCGCCCGCACACTCTGCTTGCTGTCCAGCTTTTGCAGCTCACCCTGCACATAAGACTCCGAGGCGATCCAGCTTGGAGTCAGCGTTCCGCTATTGAGTTGGTCAATTTGCTGCTTGAGGAATGAGGTCCGGTTGGCCAGGGACTTGGCCTGCACGTTGGCTATGCCAGCAGGGCCACCCAGCACCGGGTCTGTGGTCTCGATCTGGTAGATGCCAGAGTCAAAGTTGGGGGTTTCAGATAGGTTTGCCATTATGCAGTCCCATAGTTGTAGGTGCCGTCATAACGGAGCTCACCGTTATAGAGATTGGCGACTTGGGTAAAAATCAATGCCACCAGGTGACACCTGGCCGGCGCGGTGTATTTCAGAATGCGCCGCACCTGGTCAGCTTGTGCGTTTGTAATAGGCCTCTCCAGCACAACACGATATTTCGCCCACTCTTCCGTAGCGCCAAACGTGGTAAAGCCGTTGTAGGTCAAAGCCCCGTCATAAGTTGCACCGTAAATGCCTTCGATGATCTGGGCTGCCACGTAACCGGCATTGGCCAGGGCGCGGCGCACAGACCAGACCGATCCCTTGCGCGACTGAACAACCACCGCCTCGCGAATAGTCTGCCGTTTGGCCTCATCAGACCAATCCGGCGACCACTCATCACAGCCGAATGCCCAGGCCAGCCACGGCAGTAGGTCTGCCGGACAGTTATCAGGGCTCCATATCTCGCTGGTGCGGATCGGCACATCAGAAATGCGGGCAACCGTCATCGCCAGTGCGACCTCTTGGGCGCTGGCGCCTGATGGCAACAGGGATGCGCTACTCACTGATCACCCCGGCAGTGATGTTGATAGCGCTGCAGTACGGCGCCTGATTCCACTGGATAGGAATGTCAGCCGCCGGTGAAGAGAGATTGACCTTCTGCACCCCTGGGCGGCGCAGCGCGGCATAGACGCCATCGAGCGTGATATCCATCCCCAGCTTGTGCATCTCTGCGGCGTAGGCTTGCGCGCTGGCAGTGGCGGCATCAAGCACCTGCTGTTGCCCCACCCCAGGGAAGAAGTCGAGCACAGCATTGATCTGGTAGTTCACCACATCCGCAGCAGACACTTCCACGGTGTCACACAGCGGGCGCACCACCTCAGCAGTGGTGGCGGCAATCACAGCATCGAGCGTGGACTGAGGCGGAACCCCGGATCCGGTGCGAGACAACACAGCGATATTGACTCGACCAGGAATCAAACTGTCCACCCCCACATCCAGCACATCACCTGACGCGCTGATGGCGTGATAGGCATAGCTGCCGATGGAACCCGCCGTGGTATAGCCCTCCAGTGACAGGATGATCCGCAACCGGTAATCCTCGTCCTCCTCCATCACATCCTCAGTGGGCGGGATTGCCGTGGGGTCGCCGGGTATCAGCACCAGCCGCCCCACGTTATAGTTCGCCCCGATCTGGTCGAGGTCAGAGTGTTGCGCAAAGGCCAGCATCACCGCCTTGGCTGACTCGTTGGCTCGCTGGCGCAGCAGTACCTCGCGATAGGCCGCGACCTCGAGGATCTTGAATGCCGGGTCACTCTCCACCAGGGCGGTGAATGCCGGATCACGGCTTTGCAGATCGGCCAACATCTCGGCAAAGATGGTTTCGAAGTCCAACTGCTCCACCACCACCGGCGGCGGCAACTGTGACAAATTCACGGCAGTAAATGCACTGGTCATTCAATCACGACTCCGTCGATGGTTACCTTCTGGCCGTCTGGCAGATATTCGCCATACAGGTCCAACTCAATACGACCCGGGGAGGCGGCGACAGCCTGCACCTGCTCAAGGCTGAAACGGGGTTCCCACTGCTGCAGCGCCTCCGCGGTGGCGGCGTAAATGTCGATCAATGTGGCGCGATTCATGGGGGCATCAATCAGGCTGGGGATCCGGCTGCCATAGGCGCGACGCATCACCCGGGTGCCGATACGGGTACCCAATATGTCGGTGATGGACTGGCGCAGGTGCTGGATCCCGCTCAGGCGCTTGCCTGTGAGTGAATTGGTGCCGTTCATGTGGGCATTGTGGGAGGTGCTTGCCCCCCGCACCTCTTGGGGGATTTCCATGAGCAACCACGGTTGGCCGCAGCTATACATAATCAGTGGTGTACAGGACCTCTACCGGTAAAAACGACCGCGAGTTCCCATCACCAGGTCACACACCAAGTAAACCGTTGATATTAAGGGGCGTCCCATGAACTTCACTTTATTCAAGCGTGTTGTGAAGGTCTTAATCGAGCTGGTTGAAGTAGGGATTGCCTGCTGGAAGGCGTGGAAGGCAAGCCGTCCAGCTCCTGCTGGCACGTAATGAGGGAGCGGGAGGCGCGGTTTAGCTACTGTGGCTGATTGGGCTCGGGCCCATCACCATGGTTGTGACCAGAGTAGATCTCGCGATCAGCAGCCATGGAACGAACGCCATCTTCAATGCTGCCAGCAGCCGTGATGTTGCCGGTGAAGTTCGCCTGCGGCGTATCGAAGGTGATCTGTTCCTGGGCGGTGACAACAACTGTCTGGCAGTTCACCACCACATTCCCCTCCCCGGCTACATTGACTTGCAGGGTGTTGCTGGCGCTGTCATAGCTGACCGTGCTGCCATCGGGGTACGTCGCCGTTTCGCGCGTGGCGCTGGTGTCTGGTGCCAGCCTGGCGGCAGAAAACAGGCTGCCAATGATCATGGCCTGGCCGAGGTCGCCATAGGGCGCCACTATGATCACCTGCTCCCCAACACTTGGCGGTGACCACTTGCGGGATGCTCCTGCCCGCCCAGCCGACCATGGCAACCAGTCAGAGGGGAAACCGCTGACTTCCACCTTGACCCGGGGCGCGGCCGGGTCGTCGAAATCGAGATCTGTTATCTCCCCCACCCTGATCATGTTGGCAATCTGGCGAGAGAGTTCTCCCAGGCTGTAGTCACTCATGGGGTCACCTGACTGTACTGATCTTCATTATCTTGGCCGATGTCTGGTGACACGCCGCTGTAGACCGTGGTCGGAGTGATCCCCTCATCAGTCCAGACGGTTTGCCCCAGATGCATGCGCTGCTGCCATTCCACCCGCCACACCTCAAATTGGGATAGCTCCTGGTCACGCTGGCGTCCCATCACCGAGAAGTCATCCTGATAAGCACCGAGCACTATGGCTTCGCCGGTGGGCAGCTTCTTGACTGGGTCTGCCGGATTAGTCCAACGCCGCATGCGCAACCAGGCCTCGAGCGCGGACGCCAGCACCCTGATGGAGAGTTTTGCCCTGGCCATGTCACCTGGTTTCTGGCGAAAGCCAATCACCAGCTCTGCCTCGAACTTGGCCAATACCGCCAACTGCTCGGTGCCGGGGTCGTTATCGGGAGCAGCCTCCAGCTCGGTGAGCTCCAGCAGGCAAGCAGGGGTAGTCAGTGACTTGCGATCTTCTCGGTAGAACTCAACCGTCTGCAGGTGGGGGAATGCGGCCTTGATATCTGCCACGATGGCATCGTGCACCACGGCCAGATCGATATTGGTATTGGCGTTCATCGTTCACCTATCTGGAATTTGACTCGGGCCTTGAGATCACGCTCAAAATGCCCCCAAAATACGGTCAATACCTCCTCAAACACCTCGCTTTCAACGTAATCGCTGGCATCTTCTTCTATGGCAACCGTCTGCTCTTCGATCTTGAGGCGAGCCTTGCCTTTACGCTTGAAAATGGAATGGTGTCCGTTAGGCATCTTTCCGACAAAGCCATCCTTGAATAAGTAATTCTGCTTTGATGCTCCCCACGATTCTTGTTTTGCTCTTCCCTTTAGGCTGCTGACAGATACGGGGTTAAGGCCAAACCAGAGATCAGCTTTAACCTCGTTGTTTTTTATTCGCATCTGGGTTTGCCTGACCCGGCTACGAAGGTTTGAGGCAGCGCCAAGCATCAGCTCTCTTTTCAGGTCTTTGGCTGATGATTTGCGAAGAGAGGTTAACGTTCGGTTCAACGCACGTTTAAGCGAGAGCACCACCTGCTTGCTTGTCGCGCCAAGATCTTCGGTGACCTGAAGTAATTGAGCGATATCAACATCAAAGTGCAGCATGGTGATCCCCCTGCCGTGCCATCGTCACTAGCGCCCAGCCGGTGCCGTCGGCCTGTGGGCTGGTCATCACATCAAACCGCTCTCCGGCCACCACCACCTCATCACCACGGCTGATGCCGACCATGTCCACCTCTTTGCCACTGATGCGCGGCTCGCTGGTGTCAGCCTCATACTCGCCAAGCTGGGCGTTGAGATAGGGATCATCGAAGATCACCGAAATGGTTCTGGTACTGCCATCCCCAAAATGAACAACGGCGGGTGTTGCAAACCCGCCGCTACTATCCAATTGCAGGAAGGCGTCCAGGTTCTCCCAGGACGGCCCGCGCATCAGGTGTACTGCTTACGGCCGACCAGCGACACCCCGCGCACCACGGCATTCGCGCCGCCAGCCAGGGTATCCACTACCCGCACGAACTTTTTCAGTGCGTCCGAGTTCATGGTGATCGACGGGGCAGCTGCAGCGGTACCGACAGCCGGGAATGCGCCGTTGGGCACATCAACCCAGTTGGTCGAGCCATCATCGCTGTGCTGCAGCTTGACGGTATTGGTACCAGCGTTGGTGGGGCCAGAGTTCATGATGATCTGGCACAGGCCTTGAAAATCACTGACGTTGACCGCCGCGCCGTTGCCGGTGGCAGTGATGGAGGCCGATACGGCCAGTACGATTCGGGTTACACCGCGCATTTACTCGTCCCCTTTCTGTTCGGCATCATCGTCAGCAGCAGGCGCCGCTTCGATAACATCGATGATCTGATCCTTGGTCATGCCGCTGGCCACTTCCAGACCACGCTGCTTGGCGTATTCGAGCAGGGCAGGCTTGGTCCAGCTGGAATAATCAGTGCCGGTCTGCTCTTCTTGCAGCTCTACGCCATCTTCTTCGGTGGCCAATACCGCCTTGCCGCGATGGAGGAAGTTTTTGGCCTCCGCCTCACTCACTTCCACCAGCGAACCTGGCTTGTGGATCTGGCCATCGATGGCGATCGCACAGGTCAGTTTCAATACATAACTTTTCATCCGTTCACCCTCTTGGATGGAAGATGGCCGCCCTATCGAATGGAAGGCGGCCACCCCTTAATTACGCGACGTTCTGGCTGCCCCAGCAGAACGACTCCACACGGCGCAGGACAAAGTCAACGTCCTGGAATACCACGATGCGCAGGCCGCCGGATTTGCTCAGGCTGTACGGGTCAACGGTCAGATCCAGACCGCCCCACATGCCGATCAGCATGTCGGCGAAGTTGCCGAAGAACACATCGCCTTGGGCGATCTGGTTGCTGATCTCGCATTGGTAGCCGTTGACGGTGTTACCCGGCTCCCATATGGTTGATTCGGTACCAGTACCAAACTTGGCGGTTGACTTGCAGTTACCACGGAAGCGGGCGTTACCGATGTATCCCATCTGGCCGATATCTGCGTTGTCAGCAGCAATCTCGGACTCCATCGCCACCAGCTCGGTATAGGTCGGCCACAGCGCAGCGAAATCAACAGCGTTGATCCCGGTGTAGTTCTTGATGCCGCGCGGCTGATTGCCGGCACCACTGCCGTAGTAACCGGCAAAGTCGATGGCCTGCGCCATGGCATTGACCAGATCGCGGCGCACGATGCCTTCTGCATCCATGCTGGATTGCATCAGCAGACGGCGGGTGATATCGGTATAGGCAGCCAATGTCTTGGGAGACAGAGTGAGCTGACCGATGGTCGGGGTGCCTTCTTGCGCATCCTCACCTTCACCAAGCCAGTATGCGGTTGCGCCACCTGTTTGACGGGGAACGTCCACATTACCAACCAGCCCACCCATGGTAGTGGCCAGACGCATGATGGTAGTGCGGTTGCGCAGCATCTCGATAAAGCTGCCACCCATAAAGGTGGTATCAACCAGATTCTGGCCTGACTGCGCGCCGCTCGGGGTATTGGCCGCACCTCCAGCATTGAAAGCGCGGGAGTTAAGTACGTCCTGCGGGATCAAAATCCCTTTGGCGGTCTTGCCGAGTTGGCGCTGGGCGGTCTCGGAGCACTCGATCTCGAATGCTGCGTCATCACGATCAGCCTTGGAGGCGTTCGGTTGCAGGGCGCGCACTGCACGGAAAATGGAGTAGTTGCGCACTTCCTGATCGGAGAGGCCGATCAGCGGGCTGGGCATCTCGGAAAGCGGAACACCGGAGCGCTGGGAAGGCTGGGCTGGCTCGCGTTTACTGAGCACACCAACAATGGCCCGAGCGTCGCGGGTGTTGATGTAATCGAGCACCTCGGCACGGAACTCATCAACGGTCTTGCCTTCGGAAACAGCCTTGTCAGCCAGGGATCGGCAGCCGTACTGCTCACCCATTTGCAGAATGGATGCAGCACGCTCGCGCTCGGCCTTGGCCGCGTTGTTTTGGGCCGCACGAACATCTGCGCCAGCCTCTTCCAGTACCTCGATCACTTCGAGGATCTTGCCTTCGGCATCAACCAGGGCGCGTACCAGATTGCCCTTGCCGTCACGCAGTGTTTTTTCCATCTTTCTGACTTCCTCAGTAGTTGAGTCTTTAGCGGTCGCGCCACTTTCAGTGATTGCAGTTTCATCAATGCGCCGTTTCCCATCCTCTTGGGGGATTTCCAGTGAGCGGCCCACGCCAACGTCATCATCTGCGGCGACAGAAACAAGGCTCACTTCATAGGGAGTCCATGACACGCGAAATACATCGACGCCATCACGCTCTTCAACAAGGCGCAGGCCATTAACGAAGTAGCCAACCGATACCTTGGTGACGATGTCATCAGCCACATCCTGAAATAGCTGCTCACCATCATCGGATCGGCTGAATCTGACTTTGCAGCGACCCTTCTTGTCTTGGTCGATGCGGGCGGTACCCTGCTCGATCACACCGCGCTGATCGTCCCAGTCGTGCATCCAGAGCAACGGTGCCTTGTTGTTAAGGCGGGTCAGATCGCATTCACCCGCATCGTGACCAAGGATCTCGATACCAAACCACCGCTCAACACTTTCGGTTTCGCTGCTGAACGACAGCTCAACGGTGCGCGCCTCTTTGTCGATGCTGGCCACGGTTGCTTCGCGGTATAAGGCGCCACGGCTTTGAATCTCTTTCAGGCGCTGAGCCATGCGCTCTTGTGCTGTTTTTTTCATGCTTCGGCCTTATCAGCTGATGGTATTGGTGCAACTTTCTGTTGTGGCCTGCCCATGGAGAGCAATACCAGTTCTTTGGCGGTGGCTTCGTCGATCCCTTCCGATTTGTAGGCCTCTATCATCGCGGCGACATCGCGGGCAGACTCTTGCCAGACGGTTTGCGGGTCTTGACCCTGCTCGCGGATAATCTTGCCCGGGCTGGTCAACATGTTGTTCTTGGCCTCGACGGCGGAGTTCACGTCTGCGCGCGGGTCGATCCACTGCCAGCGGCGGGCTTGCCACTCAACGACTCGATATTGATCGATGCGCTCGGCCGGCAACGGCTTGCCTTTCACCTTGATCAAGCCAGCCAGCAGCACCCTGGGCAGCCAGGCCTCGAACACCGGTTCGATCAGGCTTTCAATCAGCCACTCCTGCAGGTCTTTCCAGTGCTCACGCTCATCGAGGGTGCCTTGGCGGATGCTGGAGAAGTTGACCCCTTCCAGATCGCTGGCGAGGTTGTTGTAAAGTACCCCAAAACCGGCGGCCATGCCGCGCAGGGCTTGCTTGTAGAAGGGGGCATATTCACCGGTTGGATATTGCGGATTGGTCTCTTTGACCCGGGCGCCAGATGGCAGCACGCGCCACTCGCCTGGCTCGCTGTCGATGGTCAGCTCCTCATTTTCATCAGATTCAGGCCCGACATTCTCGTCCCACTCGATAAAGCCCATCTGGTTGGCGCCGGTGCGCGCCTTGATGATGGCCGCCTCTTCCATGGCGCCGAGCTGACGCATGCGGAACAGGGCGGTCGACATCCACGGCAGGCCGCGCTTCTGACCCACCATGTCCTCGAGAAAGCCGTGAATGATCTCTTCCGCCGGGATCCGCACGTAGTGCTTGCCGCCCCAGTGGTAACCGGCCTCGCCCTCGTCAGTGGTGGTGAAGTAGTAGGCCAGCGGGCGACCGTAGCGGTTGAACTCAATCCCTTGCCGGATAAAGGCGCCAGTGCGCGGGCGCTGGTCGTTGAGGTCTATGGGGCATCGCTGCGGATCCAGCACTTGCAGGGCAAAGCCCCAGGCCCCCGCATCGGCACCAAACACCAGCCTAACCATGAACTCGCCATCTTTGGCGGCGCTGGTGATGCAGTTGGCCTGAATGGCGCGCCAGGAGCGGCGGCCGGTCACGTCGCAGTGCTTGCGCTTGCCCCACGCCAGCCAGCCATCTTCGATCGCCTGGTTGGCGGCGTTGTCGAGCTTGCCGCGCGCGGTCATGCTCTGGGCCTGCAGCATTACCCCTTTCGGGCCGACGATGTTTTGCCGGCACATCCGCAGGAACGAACGGCCGTAATCGTTGTTGGCTGACTGCTCGCGGGAGCGGGCCACCAGCACAACCTGGTTGCGATCAACAATTTCATCAGCGGTGAGCGGGGTACCACCCCATGCGGTACCCAGCCGATCTTGCCTGGCGGCGGCAAACATCCGGGCACCGGTGCGGTTGCGCATAAAGTGGCGCTTTGGCGGTGATTCGGCGGCTTGTTGCTCCATCAGCCGCTGCTGCCATTTGAAAACCATGGTAGTCATCAGCGAAGCCTCACTCTGACGGTGTTGCCGAACGGATTGCGGCCACAAGCGAGATCCTGCTCGCGCTTGACCAGCCGAACGTAGTGGTCGCGCAGCTTGAGCAGATCGGGGATAGAGGTGCGATAGAGTTCGCGGTTGTTGATGCGGTACCGCTCCTGATCCAGGGTGGCCCGCTGGGCGATCACAGCCTCGATGGCATCGAGGGCGATCTGGTTTGGCGTCCGGCCATCAAAACCGGCTGCAGCGTTGATCAGATCCGGGGTGATGGTGACTTGCCCGCACTCGACCTCGACCATTTCACTGGTCGCGGCATCAACGGCGCGCAGGGTGTACCAGTAATCACCGGGCACCCAGTCAGCGGTTTCTGTGACGTCGGCACGAAAGCGATGCTGTGAGCCTTCCGAGGTGGCAGTCATGGTCATCGCGCCGGGGCCACGCAGGGAGATAAAGACGCTCCACGCAGGAGCAGGGTATGCGGTTAATGTCAGCAACAGGTTAAACGTTAACCCGGCTCCGATTTTTGCAGGAAAATTGCAGCTCACCAGCCCCTCACCCATCCGCCCTTATTGCGCCCCGCGACGGATTTGGAGCGCTTGATCGCGGGTTTAGTCTGGGTTTGCGGGGGTTTGGCTTCCTCTTGGGGGATTTCCTTCGGCCCCTCCGGCTTGATGTGCCCACCTTGCGGAGGCCGCTTGGCTGCCGGTTTCTGGGTGGCCACCGTGTCATCATCCGCCTTGGCGAAACGCTCTGCCAGCCGCTTGAATGACGGATTCATGATCTTGAGCGCGGCATAGGCATACACCCGGCAGTCGAGCGCCTCGTTGCGGGCCCGATCCGGTTTGCTCCACGTTCTGACAGGTTGGCCTTTGACATAGTGGGTGAGCAGCTTCTCGGCGGTGAGCTGACGATACCACTCCGCATCCCGATCGCTGGGGGTATGGCAGTAGCCCGGGCCGCTGGTGCGGGTGTCGGCGCCAACGGTGGCAGCCAGGCGCCGCATGACCACCAGCTTCGCCTCGTCCACCCCGACCAGGAACAGATCAACCTTGCGCGCCTTCTTGCCTGACTGCTTACGCTGCGGCTTCTCAACGATGGGGCGGCCCCATCCACCGACCCCTTTACCGGCGAACAGGCGGCGGCCGGTCTTGCCCTTGGCGTAGTCATAGGCCGCCTGGGTGTAGCTCTGGCCCTGCTTCTTGGTGCCGCCGGTATCGAGCACCGCCGAGCTGATCGACATGATCGCCCCGTTTTCGTGCTGGTAGGTACCGGCCAACACATCATCCAGATCGTCCCAAACGTCCTGCTCCAGAGGGTCGCCCCACAGCACGTAGTAGGCGACAGACCAGCTTTCTTCTGCCACTCCCCACGCCACCACTTCGCACTCAAGGCGGTCCATCTGCATATCAATCCCGGCGGTCAGGTATAGCCCCCCCATCGGCACATCGGCGCGGTACTCTTCGGCTCGCAGTTGCAAGCTGGACGGGTCTGCCTTCTCGCCCTTCTCGGCATAGACCTCGGCCAGCGAGACGTTGACGAAGGATTGCATGTCACCCACCGCCAGCTTGTCGAGGTAGGACTGGACGATATCGCGCAGGCGCCGAAAGGTGGAAAGCATCTCCGGGCCGTGGAAGGAGGCGTGACCCCGGAACGGTTTGGCCGCCCGCCAGCCGCCACCGTGTTTCTCTGCCTCGCGGATCGCGGCGATGCGCTCGCCGTCGCTCCATATCGCTCCACACCCTTCACAGGCGTAGCCAGCGGTTTCAGGCAGGTGCTCCTTGCCGAGATCTTCCTCTGCATCATCGATATCGACAGAGGCGCGCCCCTGCCAGGTGACGTTTTCCCACTTCAACACCTGGGCGTGGCCGCAGTGCGGGCACGGCACGTAGTAGCGGCGCTGATCCCCCTCATCAAAGGCAATGGCGATCCGGCTCGAGCCTTCAATGGTCGGGGTGCTGGACTCTGTGCGCAGCGCTTCATCACCGAAGGAGGCCGCCCGCTGTGCCAGCAGTTCGCCGAAGTCACCCTCTGGCAACGGGTCATAGCCGTCGATCTCGTCCTGGTGGATCACTGGCGCAGAGCGGCCACGGGCAGTCTTCGGCGAGCCAGACCAGCAGAACATCAGCCAGCCGCCGATATAAGAGATCATTCTGCTGTTGTTGACCCCTTCCCGCCCCCGCTGCTTTGCCATCTTGCTGGAGATCTGCGGGTTGGCGTCCAGCATCGGGCGCAGCTTGGTCTCCTGAAAGGTCTGGATATCGCCTTGCGATGGCTGGGCGAAGATCTGCGACTTTGGCTCATGCTCGATATGAAAGCCGGTGATGCACTGCTGGATGGTGGTCTTGCCAAGCTGGGCGGCCAGCTTGTAGGAGACGCGGCGGATCCCGGGCTCCTTGATGACATCGATCATCCCGCGCTGTGGCGGGGCGTTATCAAACCGGATAGGGCCTGGCTTGGCGTTACCTACCGGGATGCGCACGTTGCGCTCTGCCCAGACACTCGGGAGGATGTCAGCGGGAGGGATGAGGTTGATCGTGGCTCGTCTGACAGCGTCAGCAACCGCGACCAGGTTGCTGAACTGGTGTTGCTTAGTCATCCGAGCCAGACTGGTCCTCGTCGTCATCGAGGGCCAGCTCCTCTTCTGCAGCAGACTCAAGCGCCAGCACCAGCTCGGCCCGCAGCTTTGACTTTAACTCGCTTTCATCGTTGCAGCCGATCAGCTGCATCACGGCGCGGCCAGGTACCTGCATCACGTTTTGACGGATCACTGCCATCAATGCAGAGGTGGCCCGCTCGAACTCACGCACCGGGGCAACTTCACCCTTTGCCTTCGCCAGCTCCAGCTCGGCCTTCTCGGCCTCTGCCGCCAGCTTGCGCAGCTTGAGTTCTTCCTCTGATGCCTGCGCCGTGCCGCGACCTTCATCCCTGGCCTTGTCACGCAGCCACTTCATCACATCGGCAGTATTGAAGGTGGCGGCCACGCCGCGGGATCCGCGCTGAGTGATCGGGCAACCGTTGCGAACCCAGCCGTCAACGGTCGGCGGGCTTACCCCCATGATCACGCAGAGTTCTGACTTATTGACATTCTGACCGGCATGCTTGGCCATAACACACCCTTATCGAGGCAGGAGATATAATTAAAAATTCTTATCTTGAGGCCCACTCAGATATCAAATACCGCGGAGACTATGCCCCCGCAAGGGAGGGGGGCGGAGGAAGGACCCAGCCGAAAATCAGGGCCAGAGTCATGGTTCCACACGCCCAGCGCGCAGCGCATCGTAGGCCCGTTCACAGGCTAATCCTGCGGCTCTTGAGCGGTCATAAGCTGCTGCCAGCTCCCCCGCTCTCGCGTCAGCCCTGCCGAGCACGTCGGCGAGCACCACGCTGGGCTCTGCTGCTGGCGCGCCTGACTGGGTAGCTGCGGAATTGCTGGGGCACTTACCTGCTCTGGCTGCCAATCGCTTGGCTTGCTCGAGCACGCCATCAGCAGCATCACGGGCAGCAAGAGCATCACTCTCAGCCAGGGCAATCTGTTTTTCTGCGTCATCTCTCACCTTGTCGATTGAGGCTTGGCGACGCTGTTCCTCTTCCCGCGCCTCCATGGTTGCCTTGGCCTTGGCTTTAGCCAGCTGCTCTGCCTGCTTATCCCACTTGCCCTGCCACTCTGTGGTGGTGACGCTGACGCCATGGCTATAGGCCCACCACAGGCAGGCCAGTGCGCCAGCGAACGCCAGCAGGTATGGAATGGCTCTGCGCATCATTTGGCTTCCCATGACCGCACCTCACCGACGATGCGGGGAAAAGAGGCCACGTTAAGCCACGTGAAAGAACGCATAGCCACTATGCCGTCGAACTGCTCACCAGGGCGCACGTCTTCCATGCTGCACACCGGGTGATAGCCGTCTTCCAACAACTCGAGCGCCACGTCTTCGGTGATGAAGCGCGGCACCAGCAGGTCCAGCAGGCGTTTCAGGATCTCTGTCATGCTGCTGCCACTCCCTTCTGAATGGCATCAGCACCGGCCATGCCACGGAACAGGCATTCCTCGGCAGCACGGCGGCGGGTCAGCCCGCGCATCACCTTGCCGTCATTCTTGTTCCAGCGGCGGAATTCGAGCGCTGCGCCGTCATAGTCTCCGGCGTTCAGCTTGCGCAGCAGGGTGGAGGTTTCCAGCGACTTGCGGCCAACGTTGTAGGCAAACAGCACCAGGGCATCGAACTGGCCCTGATTGACCGGCACCTTGACCAGCGACAGCACATCACGCTCGAAGCGGGTCACGTCCACCAGGAACGCGGCATCAGCCTGCTCCTGCGTCCACACCAGCCCGGGCTTCACCTCGGAGCCTGTATGCCCCCAACCAATCGTCCAGGGCTCGCCGTTCTTGCTGCCAGGATCAGGGTATGCCTTCAACTTGCACTGTTCGAAGTAATGGGCCACGGCAACGCCGTGCGGTGACAATCTCATGATGCTCACTCCGGCTTATTGGGGCAGTTTTTGCACCTGAGATGTCTCAGCACAAACTCACGCACCCGTGGGTAATAGGTTTTCATCCACCAATGGCGGATGGCGAGTGATGCCACTGACACATTCAGCAGCACCTCCGCCTCCTGCCCGGGATTGCTCAACACCCCCAACGCAGCCAGCATCAGCAATAGACAAAGGATCTTGCCGATGAGCCCATCATGGATATCTGGCGACAACCAGCACCAGAAGGCCCACAGCACGATGGCCGTCACGGCGATGGAGTTGATGAACATCATTGACCGCCTCCTGTTCGACTGAAGCGCTGCCTCACCAGCTCTACCAGGTCCAGCCCCTTGATGGTGCGCAGGCCAGCGGCAAGCAGAGATCCGCCAAAGGCACCCAGCAGAAAGCCGACCCCACCGGCTAGGCCGGGGTCGATGCTATACATGCTGATTGCCAGAGGCGTGGTGAAGTAGGCGCAAGCCGCACCGGTACCGATAAAGACCACGCGCCCCTTCCAGGTGCGCAGTTCTTCATGGAAAGGGACGGCCACCAAGGCGCCGATAAGGCCCGCGAGGGCCCACTCGGCATTTGTGAGGATTCGCTCTATCAGGCCCATGCTGTGCGGGCCCCCATGTTGTTTTTCATTGGTATAGCTCCGGTGCTCTTACCTCTCGGAGTGTTGCCAATTGCAGCTTTGCTATCCTCTTGGGGGATTTCTGCCCGCGCCAGATTTCTTATCTGACGCTCAGACAGCCCCATGATTTCAGCGATATAGGCAGAGGGGGTGCCATCCTTGAGCATCTTCACGATGGCCTGATCCCGAAACCGGCGGTAGATGTCCATGCAGTTGCCTGGCTGAAGGATCTCCCCGCCGAACTCCTTCACCAGCTTGTCAGCATCCGGCCAGCCGAGAATGGTCACCAGCGGGTGATCGGGGCGCAGGGTCTTGGGCACGTAGAGGATCACGCAAGAGCGCTTGGCACCAGGGTAGCGGTGATCACGCTCATAGCAGCGCGGCAACTGGCCAACCAGATAGAGCGCCGGCTCTACCCCGATCACCTCTGCGATCTCCCGCACGCTGCGGGGCAACTCGGCCAGCGCGCTCCTCATGCCACCTCCCTCACTGAAATGGTCACCCGCAGTTCGCCACCCTTCACCACCTGGGCACGCTCCACGCTCAACAGATCGATCTGGCTGTCATCCAGCCACACCCCGGCATGGGTCATGGCGTCCAGAGTAGCCTTGAGCACGTTATCGAGATCCCGCGCCCGGCGATCGGGCGGGCAGGCAACCAGCGACACCGCAAGGCGGCCGGCCAGCTGGCGGTTATTGACCCCGCCCAGCATGCACATCTGGGCCGCGTTGGTGCGGTAGCGCCGCCCCTCCTCACTGAGCAGGGTGCGCGGCTTGCCCTTCACCGCCACATTGCGCCAGATCCGGTTGGTTGAAGGTGGCCACGGCAGGGTGACGGTGAATGACTCAGGCTTTTTCATTGAACACTCCCAAGGAGCAGGCCAGCTCCAGTGTGTTGATGACATGCTGCAGCTGCGAACCGTGCTTGGCCTCCCAGGCCTTCCAACCGATCTGGTGCAACTCCATGTGCGGCTGGTGGGCGAGCGGGAACACCATCAGGTCATGGGCCTTGCTGCCCATCACACTCATGCCGTGGCCCACTACGTGGTGCGCCTCTACCCCCTCGCGGCGGCCGGTCAGCACACAGGGCAACTGGCGAACAAAGGCCAGGTATGCCGAACACTCCCAGCGCTGGAGCTTAGGCTTGCCCATAAACAGGGCGGCGGGTTCAGGGTTGATATGGCGAATGGCCGGTTTGGCCTTGATGCGGGGGCGCAGCTCGGCAAGCGGATCATCCGCCAGCAGCTTGGATTGGTTGACGCGGTATCTGGCATCGGTCTCCTTGTAGCCGCGCCCTGGCACCAGCACCCGCTCAGGCTCCAGTGGCGGCAAGCGGCAGGCATCGCGCAGCACGGCGGTAGGCAGGCAATGCTGCACCTTGTAAACGGTCGCCCACCAACAGAGGTCCCGCACACCCAGATCGAGCTGAGACACCCCGCACCAGCCAGCCACCTTCTGCAGCACCACCCTGGCAACCCACTCAGCCACCGCAGCCAGGGAGATCGGCAACTGCCCATCGTGGCGCTCGTTGTCGTGGTGCCAGCACAGCGGCAGGTGAACCCCCTCTACCTCGGCCGTGACCGACTCACCAGCGCAGTCATGGCCGATCACGCAGTGCCCGGCATTGGCGGTCAGCAACTCACCACCGGCGGCATTCACCACCTCGGCACAGGCCAGCGCAGCCACCAGCTCGGGGAACTGACGCAGCAGATCGGCGCTATGGTCTCGCACCAGCCGTACCGGATGGCCTGCCAGATGGCGCTTGGTGGCAGCCAGGTTTTCACCCAGCTGCACCAGTGCCAGCCCCATAGCCTCAACAAAAACAGCGTTGGTAGTCACGAGGCGGCACTCCGGATCTGATTCATCAGCTGGCGGAACCACTCTCGGTGCTCTTCATCCACCGCATCGATGGCGGCGATCACATTCTGCCGGCTGATATCGTTACGGCGACGGCGCCAGAACAGCAGATGAGCCTGCTTTTCCAGCTCGATACGTTGGCGGTCTTGCTCGGGGAGTTTGGCGAGGTTGTGAGTCACGCAGCCACCCCGCGCAGTACGCCATCACGGATCAACCGCTCCACCAGCCACTGCTGGCCCTTACCGGTGATCAGCGGGGTAAAGCTGATCCGCTTCTCCCCGTTCGATGAATAGGTGCTCTCCCGGGTGGCGAAGTAACCACGGTCTACGAACTCCTGCATCGGCAGGTTCCAGCGCTCACCACGGCAACTCATCAGGATCTTGCGCTCGCGCAGCATGGCGAACAGCTTGGTGGGGCCAAGGCCAACGGTCTTGGCGAATGCCGACAGGGTGATCCCCTTCTCGATGCTGGCGATCTGCTTCGCAAACTCCACCGCAGGGGCATCCAACGCCACCTTGCGCTCCAGCTCCATCTTCTGCTCTGCCAGCTCGGCAGCCAGCCGCAGCGCCTCCGGCAGCGTCTGGGGGATTATCATCGCGGGCTGGTTGGCCTGCTGCTCCAGCTCCTGCCAGCGGTCAACCACGGCAGCGGTGAACTCAGGAGACAGTCGAGCAACCAGCACCAATGAATCACGCTTGTTCAGCCGGTACTCTGTGTATTCATTGCCATTGTGTTGAAATGGGAACTCAGCCAGCGGCTGGGTTAATAAACCAGCAGTGAAAAGCCGTTCTGCCGAGCGCTTCACATCCGAATGATTGCTTTTCACCAACTGAGCGATCTCTCTGGTGCTCATCACCGGATTGGCGTTTGCCTTCATCAGCTCCATCACTTCACCCCCATCGACACATTCGCGGCCAGATACACAGCCAGACCCACCATCACCACCACCATCAGGGTGCTCTTCATGAAATCGCGCATTTGATCATCTCCAACGTGGCGGGCCGCTGTTGCTGGCCGCGCAGGGCGTTTACCGCCGCCATGACTTCGCCGAGATCGGCATCCTGCACCAGATAGTGCCCGGCACGGTGGGCCGCAGATGTCGACCCAAGCTGGCGCGGACAATCCGACACCTCAAGGCGCACCTGCACCGGCAGCCAATCCTTCACCTCCGGGTACACCGCCACCCGCACATGCTTGGCGGCCTTGATATCCCGCTCGCAGGCTTCACTGAATGTCACTGGCATCACTGCATCCTCCCCGCTTGAACAGCTTTTTCAGGTTTGCCACGGCCCTCTGGCCTGCCTGCTGGTAAAACTCCGGGCTGTGCTGGATCTGCGCCCTGGTCGGCAGCCCCTTCATCACCTCGGCGTTCAGGTCTTCACCGGCCATCATCCTGCGCACCAGCTGGGCGTATGCCTGATCGAACACGGCGCGGTAAGCGTCTGCGCTCAGGGTCTGGCGCTCCCAGCTGGTTGCCTTGGCGGCCAGCTCAACGGCGGGATGGGTGTAACGGCGGGTGCGAACCTCAACCAGCGCGCTATCCAGCGTGGGCAAGCCCAGTGACTCCGGCGTCACCTCACACCACTTGATGAACTTGCTGGTGCTCGGAAAGAAGTCCCCGCCGTTGCTGCGGGCCATCCGCATCCCCAGCTGCAACTGCTCGCGGCTGGTGCAACCGGCATCGACCATGGCGCGAGTCCACTCGGCCAGGGCGCGGCGTTGATGGTCGTCAGTGGGGAATGCCTGTTTCCATGCCGGGAACACCGCTTTCAGCTGCTCGAACAGGGTGGCCACCATCTTGGAATCCCGATCGGTCAGCGGGCGCTGCTGCGGGGTGATGGTCTCCACGGTCGGCGCAGTGGCGATCTCGTGCAGCACGGCACTGAGTGGTTTCATGGTCATCAGAAACCCTCCTGCATGCGCTGGTTGAGCTCAGCGGCGGTCATGGTCTGGGTCAGGTCGGTGTGATCATTGCGGCGCGGCGTGAAGGCCTGCAGGCCATTGCTGCCACCGCGGTCTTGGCACTTCGACAGCCAGGCGTTGATAAACCGGTTGATACCAGTCTTGGTCTTGCGCTTGGTGGGGTTGGCAATCAGCCATCCAGTCATGGTGCGCAGCTCTTGGGCCACATCAACCGCCGGATACAGGGCTTGCATCTGGGCTGCGAACGATTCGGTGACCTGATGCTCACCGCTGTTGAGCGGCATGGTGATCACCACAGGCTCCTGCGGTGCTGGCTGTTTGGCTGGCAGTGAAACAGGCTCAGCAGAAACAGATTCAATCACCACCGGCGTGGAGTCCGCGATAGCGGGCTCGGCGCTAGTGTTTTGATCTTTTGTCTTTCTTGTCTTTTGAATAGTGTCTTTTGTGTATCCCTGTTTCGGGGAAGATGCCTTCCCTGTTTTGGGGAAACTTTCCTTCCCTGTTTTGTGGAATGTTTCCCCATTTTGGGGAATGTGAGTTTGCCACTCAGAAATGACCTTGTTCGGGCCAGTTTTACGGCCACGACTGATGAGCACACCCATGCGCAACAGCTCATTCTTGGCAGTGCTTACCCGAGTGGCCGGGATGTTGGTCGCCTCGGCAATCTGCTCGTTGGTCATCCAGTCCATAGACTTGTTGAAGCCGTAGGTCTTGCGGATGACAGCCAGGGCCACCTTGTACTGGTGCTTGGTCAGGTCAGCCTCAATCAGCGCGTCGAGCAGGTCGTTCGCCAGTCTGGTGTAACCATCATCACAATCTGCCACCATGACCTCCTGTGGCTTCGCTGGTGCGCTATGAGCGGGGAATTGAATAACGGTGGCAAGGTTACCCATGAGCCACCTCCTGCAGGTGCTGCATAAGGCAGTTCAGGTGACGCTTGGCCTGCTCGGGGGTTGCCGGGATCTTGATGCCGCGCAGCAGACCGCCATAGACCAGATAGGACTGGCCCTGACTCTCCACCAGGCGCGGGATCACTGCCGGAATCACGTTGCGGCGCTTGCCTTGCGCTTTGGCGCCAGCTTCGGTACGCTTATCCATGTTGTTTTCTCCAGTGAAATCGACCGTGGGTCCGGCTGTTACCGCAGCGCGGGCCCGATTCATTTCAACGACGTTCATCACTTCGCTCCTCCTTGCACTGCCACTGGCAACGAACGAACTTGACTTGCCACTGACTCATCCAAACTCAACAGCTCCCTGATGGCGCGATGCACTGCCGCCGTAATTGCCTGACGCTCGATCGGGTCAATCACCCCGTCCTGACGCGCCAGATGCAGCTCACCGAACACCGCCCCCACCACTGAGGTGACGGTCATCACCTGGTCGGCCAACTCTTCCTCGCTCACCGTGCTATCCGGCAGGGCCACCAGCACATGACCACGAGACAGCGCCCAGGCTTGCAGAATGGCGTTGTCACCGGTCAGCTCGGTCACGGCCATAGCCTCAGACAGGGTCAGGTGATGGTCTTCGCACTGCGGGTTGAACTTGTTGTTCAAGGTGGTCGGGCGCTTGTTGCCCATCAGCTTGGCCAACTCGGTGATGTTGTACCGGCGGCTCAACTGATAAGCGGCGTCAATAGGGTCAGATGCGTGGGAGTGATCCCGCTTGACTCTCGTGGTTGTTTTTTTGGCTTCTGTCATGATGGTTCTCAGCAGTTTTCAGGGGGGAATACATCGTTGATGGAGCACTTCACCCCCCAGCGATTGATGACAGACGCAATCTTTCTGCAGGTGTCCAACCCAGGCTTGCGACGGCTCTTCTCGTAGTGAGCAACCGCCCCCTGAGTGATTCCGAGCTCGGCGGCCAAATCGGACTGCGTCTTGCCCGCCTTGTCGCGCAGTTCCTTGATGTTGTTCATCGACAACTCCGTTCTCTTTGGGGTGACTTAATACGATATGTACTATAACACGATTTGCAGCCATGACAATTTGTGCGTTGAGAAAAACAATACGCAACGTAATATTTTCAGCATGGAAAAAGAGACATGGCACAGTCTGGCCAAGAGCCGGATGAAGAAGCTCGGCATCACTCAGGAGCAACTAGCTGAAAAGCTGGGGGTAACTCAGGGGGCGATCGGGCACTGGTTGAATAAACGCCGCGAACCAGCAATGGACGTGATCCTCAACATCATGAGCGTTCTTGATCTCAAGAGCATCAATATCGGGGTTGATGGCAATATCGTCGGCGACGAACCGAATATGGAGATAGCCCAGCCTGACACTCACCGGATCCCGGTGATCAGCTATGTGCAGGCGGGGGTATGGACAGCACCGAACGAGATCCGCGAGTGCGATGGCAATATGGCCTACATCACCACCGATCTCGAGCTTGGCGATCGCGCCTTTGCCATCGTGATCCGGGGTAACTCCATGGAGCCGGAATTCACCGAGGGCGATCTGGTGCTGATTGACCCGGACGAACCGCTCCACCCTGGCGACTTCGTGGTGGCCAAGAACGGCGAGGAAGAGGCCACCTTCAAGAAGTACCGCCCCCGCGGCTACAGCGAAGATGGCAAAGAGATCTTCGAACTGGCCCCGCTCAATGACGATTACGCCACCATGCGATCAGATCGCCAGCCCATTCAAATCATCGGCACCATGGTGGAACACCGCCGCCGCAGACGGCGCCGCTAGGGATAGACCATGGATGGTTTATTTCAGCGCCTTCCGTATCATTGCCAGCGCATCATCCTGCCCACGCTGGTAGGCCTTTTTCGGCCCGCTCACCATCACCTCGGCCAGCACATCAAACAACATCGCTGGCTCAATCTCCGGCAGCCTGGCTGCAAAATACTCTCCGCACCGCTGGCTGTCCCAAGTACCCACCACCCCGTAATTCATTACCCGCAGCAGATCGGCCCGCAAAAAATCCCGTTTCGTGGCCCCGCCCTGCACTTCATCCTTACCCTTAACATCAGGATCAGACATGACAACCTCCAATATTGAACAGTTCGACATGATTGCCGGTAAGACCTTTGCCGCGCTCTATCAGGCCTTCCCGATGCCAATAGATATAGCACTGGAAGAATATACAGTACATGGATCAGCCAGTGAAGACAGGGGAGATGGGATTGAGGCGATGACCGAAGAGGCATCGCTGATCATGGCGTCATGGTCATGGCTGGTAGAGGCGGACTATATCGACGCGAACGTGCAGGATGATATCGGACTGAAAGAGGCGGTGCTGTCTGCCAAAGGGATATCCATTCTCAAATCAATGGCCCTGCCGTACACGCTGACGCTTGGTTATAGGTTAACAGCCGCTATTGATGAGGGTGATCAGGATAAGGTCAGAACGTTTGCTTCAATGGCCATAGGATTTGGTATCAACGCCTTAAAATAAACAAATGTGATTGCGGGGTAATATGAAAATAAGATTTATAATCATTGCTTTATCTTTTATTCAGTTCGGGTGCGGTGATAACAAGCCTCCACTTAGCTGGGATGAAATGAAGGGGAATGTAGATGTCATTAGCCAGCTTTCTGATAAAAACTTGGCATGGTTCGGAAAGCAGGATTTGGAAGATCGGCGCGACGATATCGTGCCAACGCTGATGGCCTACTACGGGGCAGATAAATCGGATGTTGCAGGTTATACCAACTGCATTGGCGATCTGGCCGTCAGCAAGTCTCAGGATCTCAAGCTGGTGGATGTGTTCGGATGGTGCAAGACAGAGAGCGACAATAACCGTGAACGTTTCCTGCAACACATCAATGAGCTGGACATCCCAGATCGGTCTGTGATGGCTGGCATCATCTGCAACAACATCATCACCGAACAGCTCATATCACCAGCGTCTGCCGACTTCCCTTTTGTTCCTGATATGACCAGGTATAAAGGCAATGAGCGATACGCCATAAGAACACATGTAGACAGCCAAAATGCAGCCGGGGCAATGCTGCGATCTGGATGGTTCTGCGACATTCAGTTTGGCGGTGATGGGGATGACGCAGACCGTACAAAATGGAAAGTCCACACAGTGGAACAACAGGGTTAACACTGACTTTTAGGTGATCTATGTATAAACAACGAATTTTACTATTTTGCGGCATGGTTTTTATGCTGTCTGCTTGCGACTCAGGTAAGCAAGACGGAGCAATACCCCATGAAAGTGAAGATGTTGTAGCAGAGACGAGATTGCCAGCATTCGAAAGTACCGGGGTAAAAGGGCATGATGAAGAGAAGTCTTTGGCAATTAAGTATCTTGTTGAAGCCTGCCCACCAGTATCAGCATCATCCGTTGTTGGTATGACCGCTTCATATGCAGAAGGAATAGACACCTACTGGAGGGGGACTGATCTAGGATGGCAAAAGGAGATCTACTTTAACGTGGATGACAGCAAGGTTAGCGGCCACCATCATCACTTCTATGTTCGGCTTGATGGCAAGCCAACAGTGATGATAAGTGGCAAGCAAGCCTCGATGGACTTCTGTGGCATCCCACTCAAGATGAATAGCTACCACCTGATTTATCCATCCTCAAACTGATTGCCAGCTTGCAAACGCAGGAAGTCACGTAAGCCCACCAGTACGGTGGGCTTTTTCATGCCCAAGCACTAAAAAATACAAATCGTATTGACCAATCCAAATACATATCGTATTTTTATCCCAGATACACCAGTAAACGGGATGAACCATGTCGAACCAACAACGCAAAATCGTCTACATCGCAGGGCCAATGTCTGGCCTGCCGGAATACAACCGCCCTGCCTTCAACACCGAAGCGCTCCACCAGCAGCAAAAAGGCCACGTCGTACTCAACCCGGCAACCCTGCCGGACGGCCTAACCCAGCAGCAATACATGCAGATTTGCTGCCCCATGGTGATGATGGCCGATGAGGTAATCATGCTGCCTGCCTGGATTAACTCCCAAGGCGCCACCGCCGAATTCAACCTCGCCATGAAGTGCGGCAAGGTCATCCGCCAAGCCGAAGATGGCTTTGTCTGGTATCCGGAAAACACAGGGGATGCAGCATGAAACACATCGCCACCGTACCTGCCGCACTGGTCAAGGCCGCCATGCTGTTTCAGGCCAAGAATGATGTGCGCTACTACCTGAACGGCATCATGATCACCAAATCACACATCGTCGCTACCGATGGTCATGTGATGTTCGTCTCACCATACGAGTCAGACCTGCGCCCTGATGAGCAGATGATTATTGCCATCAAAGGCAAGATCCCGGCTAAGGCTCACAACCTCGACCTTTTTTATGACGATGAGAGCAACATCGGTGTAGCGCGCTGCGTTGAGGTGACACCATTCAACATGAAGGTGAGAAACCGCATCACCGGCGAGTTTGAGGATGTACCACCGACAGCGGCCGCTGTTCTTGATGGTCAGGGCCACCAGCAATGCGCCTTCTTCCACAAGATTGATGGCAAGTTCCCTGACTGGGAGCGTGTTGTGCCAACTGGCGAGGCCATCCCTACCGACCGCATCGGGATCAACTTCGACTTCTGCGCTCGCGTTGCCAAAGCATGTAAAGAGCTCGGCAGCCCATACCCGCAATGCGCCGTTAACCTGCGCGGTGCAAAAACGGCTATCGAGGTCGATCTGCAGAGCCGCCACTACGCTGGCGCCAAAGCCATCATCATGCCGTGTGCTGTGGGTCCTGTTGAGGATGCAGCATGAACATCGACATCTTCAACACCGATCGCAAATACCGCGTCATCTACGCCGACCCAGCTTGGCAGTTCAACAACAAGAACACCGGCGGCAGCATGACCAGCTCTGCTGAGGCGCAATACACCGTCACCAGTCTGGCCGACATGGCTGCACTGCCGGTTGCCAAGCTCGCTGACGATCACTGCCTGCTGGTGATGTGGTGGGTCGGCAGCATGCCGCAAGAAGCCATCGACCTGTGCAAGGCGTGGGGCTTCCGCCTGGTCAACATGAACGGCTTTGTCTGGCGCAAGATGACCAAGCGCTGGCTCCCCCACTTCGGCATGGGCTTCACCACCCGGGCGGGATCTGAGTCTGCCCTGATAGGGGTGCGCGGCAAGGTGAGCGAGCTCATCAAGGATCGCGCCGTGCGGGCCGTCATCGAGGCAGAGGTTGGCAAGCACAGCCAGAAGCCGAACGAGTTTCGCGTTGCCATCCAGAAAATGTGCGGTGACGTGCCGCGCATCGAGCTGTTCGCCCGCGAATCCGCCGCCGGTTGGGACTGCTGGGGCAATGAAGCGCCGGCAGCAGAGGCCGCCAGCGCGCCGGTCAACCCGCTGGCCGATATCGAGCCACTGGCAGACTGGCTCAACTTCCCTGCCGTCAAGGCGGTGATTTACCAGGTCGATGAGGTTGAACTGCTCACCCCGAGCAACACCAACCTGCTGGCCGGCTACGTGCGCGACATCATCGATAGCGGTAGCTATGACGCCACCACCCTGACCTGCGCCACCAATATGGCCAGCCGCCTGCTGCATCCGGATGAAGAGCAGCGCATCGACAACGGGGAGGCAGCATGAAAATCCAACTCACACCGACAATGCGCATGCAGCTGTTCTACGCCGAAACGCTCGAGATTGAACTGCCGGAAGGCTGGGTACTGGTACCGAAACAGGCCACACCAACCATGATCGCCGTCGGCCAGCATGCCGACGATAACGCCCCTGCCCTGTGCGATGAGCAGGTGGTGCGCGTGTGGCAAGACATGGTGACCATTGCACCCACACTCGACCAGGACGGATGGAAGATATGACCAAACAACAAGCCGCCGGACTCACCATTCTGGCACTCAACACACTGGCCGCTTTCGTGGCGCTGGCACTGATTTAAGGGGATTGCGATGAAACACGAGCTCAAGATTAAGCCGGAATACTTCGCTGCAGTTGTCAACGGCGAGAAGACATTCGAGATCCGCAACAACACCGATCGCAACTTCCAAGTCGGCGACACCCTGATTCTCAAGTCTTGGGATGGCAAGTTCAACGGAAATTTTGTGGAAAGGACGGTCAGTTACATCACCGACTTCGAGCAAAAGCCTGGATATGTGGTGCTTGGGCTGGCAAACAAGCGCGATCAGGAACTGGCCGAACAGCTTGCAGATGCAACCCGCCAGTGTGGTGTGATGGCGGAGCTGCTGAGGGAGGCAATCGGCGAAGTTCCGCAAACGCAGTCATTCCCATCACGGTGCGACGCGGCACTGGCAGGAAAACTTCCACATCAACAAGATCTGAGTCTGCTTGATTTTGCAGTTACTAGCTGGCACCAGCAGGTTGCTCACCGCCCCATGGAGAACGTTTATCGCAGGACTTTGGATAGCGTATGGAGACAGGTTATCAGGTTTGCTGGTGAAGACCCTCAATCCATTATCGGACCATCTCACGATGACTTGCTCCACAAAGAGCAAAAACAGGAAGGTGGGTCTTTATGAGCATCGTTCAAGACGTGGCCGAGTGGGTTCACACCAGAGCACAGGGGGCCGTCAGCGCTGACGTGGCGGCCGAGTTCAACGTCAGCATCTCGCGGGCCAGCGGGATCATCGCAGCCATTCACCGCGAACCGAGATTCGATACCCGGGTTGAGAAATGCCAGATCTTCAACTCGCTCGGGGCACCGGCATCAGGCCGCCGCCTCTATGTGGACAAGGTCACCCCGTCACAGTGGGAGTGCAAGCCGGTGATCGGCACCTATCGCAACGGCCAGACCGTCCAGTTCGGCAGCATCCACGAGGCACACCGCCAGATGGGGTTTGACCGGGAGATGATCTCCCGCTGCCTGCGCGGAGAGCAGAAGCACCACCGCGGCTACCGCTGGCAAGTAGCCAAAACAGAGCAGGTGGCAGGATGAAGGTACACCTCAAGGAGTGGGCTGATGTTCAGCCAGGGTATCAGCAAGAAGCCTACGACCAGTGGGATCGTGAAGGATTGGTGCCCTACTACGTCAGAAAGTGCGACCAACTGATGGTCAAGCAAAAACACGCAGCATCGCTCACGGATAAACCGGAAGCGGTGACCTGCAAACACTGCCTTAAGGCAATGGCGAAGAGATAAGGGTAAAGGCATGGCTGCAATTGTTGAGAAGGGGCCGGAGACCATCACGATCCGGGGCCAGAAAGTCCCAGAGTGGTTTGTTGATGAGTTCGGCCGCCGCTATGAGTTCGATTCGATGGCGGTACTTGATAAGGATGGCGGGTTCGAGATGTCGCAGCTCGCCGATAACCAAAGCATTCTATCCCCTGGCGCTATCTACGAGCGCAAGGGAAACTGATAGAGGAAAAACCATGCGACTCGGAAAATTTGCAATACAGGGTGACCGGTTCAGACGCCATGACTATGAGCTGATGCGGGCCATCCAGAAAGATATGGTCGTGCTGGATATCGAGCACAACCTCTACCGCGACACCGCAACCTACACCGCCGAGCACCCGGCATTTGATGAGGTTGAACTGGGCGAGCAGCTGCCAACCTACGAAGTGCTGGTTGACGTGGATGACAACGACAACATGGTTGTTGAATTCAAAAGGATCGCAGAATGAAACGAGGCATCAACAAGGTAATCCTGATCGGCAATCTGGGTCAGGATCCGGAAGTGCGCTACAACCAGGGCGGCGGCGCGGTGACCTCCATCACCCTGGCCACCTCAGAATCATGGCGCGACAAGCAGACCGGTGAGCAGAAAGAGCGCACCGAGTGGCACCGGGTTGTTTTCTTGGGCGCGTTGGCTGAGGTTGCAGGAAAGCACCTCAAGAAAGGGACGCAGGTCTACGTCGAAGGCAAGCTGCAGACCAGAAAATGGCAGGCGCAGGATGGCAGCGACCGCTACACCACTGAAGTGTTGGTCGATAGCTTCACCGGCGTACTGCAGATGCTTGGCGGCAGACCGCAGCAGGGCCATCCGCAACAACCACCAGCATCACAGCCACAGGGCGGATATGGCCGCCAAGCTCAGCAACCGGCACCGCCAGTTTACAACGAGCCGCCAATTGATTTTGAAGACGATCTGCCGTTCTAGGGGAGGCATTATGATTGAGCCAATTGAGAAAATTGAACAGAAAGAGCTGCTGGTAATGCTTGGCAAGGGACGGACCGCGCTCTATCACCTACGCAATAAAGACGCCACGTTTCCCAAGCCGATCGACCACCAGCCGCTGCGCTGGATCAAGTCACACGTCATGGCGTGGATTGATAGCCACAACCGGGCTGCCACCCACTCCTAA